CTACGGCCTCCCAGGGCCATTCCAGTGAGGGAGGTGATGCATCTACCCCCGCGCCAGCCTCACCCGCTGGTTAAATTTCATATTCCTGACATTGGCTGAATCTGATTAAAGCAGCCTACACGGCCGCCCTGGCCGTGTGAACAACAGAGAGCGAGGGGCCCCATGGGCCCCTCCTTTTGAACAACCGTTATAGACTGGAGGTATTAAGTTGTCTCGTAATGAAAATACAAGATTTGCTCTTAATCCTACTAACCTTGATATTGCTCGTAGTACTTTTCGGCGTGACCATAGTGTTAAACTCAGTTTCAACGTTGGAGACGTTATCCCCTTCTATGTGGATGAAGTTCTTCCCGGCGATACTTTCCAGGTGAAGACATCCATGGTTGCCCGCCTGCAAACTCTGCTCACCCCCATGATGGATAATCTCTACTTGGACACCTATTTTTATTTCGTGCCCAACCGTATTGTATGGCAGCATTGGCGTGAGCTCATGGGCGAGAACACTCAGTCCGCCTGGATTCCTTCCGTGGAGTATTCCGTGCCCCAGGTGACTGCGCCCTCTGGTGGCTGGTCTATTGGCTCCATTGCTGACTACATGGGTATCCCTACTGGTGTTGCCAACCTTTCTGTTAACGCCCTCCCCTTCCGCGCCTACGCCCTCATCATGAATGAGTGGTTTCGCGATGAGAACCTTTCTGACCCCCTCAACATCCCTGTGGATGATGCTACCCTTGCAGGTTCCAATGGCACCAACTATATCACCGATGTTGTCAAAGGCGGTATGCCCTTTAAGGCGGCCAAGTTCCATGACTATTTCACCTCTGCCCTTCCCGCTCCGCAGAAAGGCCCTGATGTAACCATTCCTGTTTCTCAGGGTGCCAATCTTCCGGTCGTTGCCCTTGATACCTTGGTGCCTTCCCCCGGCACTCAAACTTTGCGTATGGTGCAGCAGACGTATAACAGAAATAATTTCGGCCCTTATGTCGGCGTGCAAGGTTCTGGTTCGTCGACTGAGTTTGGCCTTGAGGCTCGAGCTACCGCTCCTTCTCCTACCTCTGATTTTATGCCTGTCATTCCGTCTAATCTTTGGGCGATTGATGATGGCTCCGTTTCCGCTGCTACTATCAATCAGCTCCGCATGGCTTTCCAGATTCAGAAGCTTTACGAAAAGGATGCAAGAGGAGGTACTCGGTATATTGAAATTCTCAAGTCTCATTTTGGCGTTACCTCTCCCGATGCTCGCCTCCAGCGTCCTGAGTATCTTGGCGGCAACCGTATACCTGTTAATATCAATCAGGTTGTCCAGAATTCCGCGACCCAGGCTGATGGCACTCCTCTCGGCGATACTGCCGCTTTCTCTGTTACTACTGATGTTCATGGTGATTTTATTAAGTCCTTTGTTGAGCATGGCTTTGTGATCGGCGTTATGGTCGCCCGCTATGACCATACCTACCAGCAGGGCCTTGAGCGTTTCTGGTCCCGTCGTGACCGCCTGGACTACTATTTCCCGGTTTTCGCCAATATCGGTGAGCAGCCTATTCTGAACAAGGAAATTTACGCCCAGGGCACCGCCCAGGATGATGAGGTTTTTGGTTATCAGGAAGCCTGGGCCGATTACCGTTACAAGCCGTCCCGTGTTGCCGGTGAAATGCGCTCTAAGGCTCCGACCTCTTTGGATGTCTGGCATCTTGCCGACGAGTATACCCAGCTCCCCAAGTTGTCTGATGCGTGGATTCGCGAGGATAAGACCAATGTTGACCGTGTACTTGCTGTTACAAGTTCTGTGTCTAACCAAATGTTTGCCGACCTCTACGTCCAGTGTAAGGCTACTCGGCCTATGCCTATGTATAGTATCCCTGGCCTTATCGACCATCACTAAGAGGTGAGATTATGGCGATGAATTCGGCCAAATCGGCCTTGACTACTGCCTCCCCTGGTGCTATTGTAAGACCAGGGTCTCTTGACAAATACCGACTTAATACTACCGGATCTATAACTGGCGCCCTTCAAGGTATTGCGGGCAGCAATACCGCCGCCAGCGCTCAACAGGCAGAAGAACTCCGGAAGTGGCAGGAAGCGCAGTACGAAACCATGCGTCGGTACAACAGTCAAGAGGCCCAAAAAAATAGAGATTGGCAGGAGCGTATGAGCTCTACTGCCCATCAACGAGAGCTGCGTGATTTAATTGCTGCTGGCCTTAATCCCGTTCTTTCTGTCACTGGTGGTAGCGGTGCCGCTGTTACTTCTGGCGCAACGGCTAGCTCCGGTGCCCCGTCCGGTGCTATGGGCAGCGTTGATAATAGTGCCACTGGTGCTATTGCCGGCCTGTTTGGGAGCTTGCTTAGTTCTTTCTTAAGCCTTGAGGGTACCCGTGTTTCCGCTCAGTCTAATCAGGCTATCGCGGATAAATATACGGCCATGTCCAAATATACTTCCGAGCTCCAGGCACAAACTCAGCTTAATACAGCTACTATTTCTGCTGCTGCTCAACGTTATACTGCTGATGCTCATTTAGCTGGTACAAAGTATGCCGCAGACCAGTCTGCCGCCGCTCAGAAGGTTGCTGCTTCTATCCATGCTGCTGCGCAAAAGTATGGTTATGACGTGCAGTCTATGACGCAAAAGGAGATTGCTGCTTTCAATGCTCAAGTGAATAAAGATTTACAGCAAGCCGGCTTCAAACAGGAGTTTGATATCAAAGAAGCTTTCCCGAATAATGCTTGGAATGCTTTTGGTGGTCTTGCCACTCAGGCTGTTGAGGATGTTCAAAATGCTGATTTACCCTGGGGTAAGAACATCTTTGATTATTTTTTCAACGTGCTGCCCGGTGCTGTTTCTGGCAAGGATGCTTCGAAGAAGCGTAAAAAGCGCTGACGACTGAGGCTGAAATTTGGAGGGTCGTGGGAACCAATACTATCTTGATATATTGGTTCCCACTGACACCACCAGACCAACCGAGTACGGAGAGGGTGATTTTATAGCCTGTTTTCACCCCTTGAAGGGATTTAGAATTGGCACCACGAAGAATGGCAAGGCCGAAATGAAGATAGTCCCCTATGGTGTCCACCATCTAGAATTGCGAAAAGGTCGCATTTGTACTTCCGATGTTCCTGAGATTTCCGCTTACGCTGAAAAGACTTGGCTTGACTGGGTTGAGATTCCCTGCGGCAAGTGTGAAGGCTGCCGTATAGCCCGCTCCCGTGATTGGGCTAACCGCTGTATGATGGAACTCGAATATCACGATTCCGCCTACTTCTTGACCTTGACCTATGATGAGGAGCATGTCCCCCGCCATTGGTATGCTGATCCGGAGACCGGAGAGGCGATGCAGTCCCTTTCACTGTGTAAGAGAGATTTACAGTTGTTTTGGAAGCGTCTTCGCAAAGCTTTCCCCGATGACCATATTCGCTATTTTGCTTGTGGTGAGTATGGCTCCACGACCTTCCGCCCTCACTACCATGCAATAGTTTTTGGTCTCCACTTGCATGACTTGATTCCCGTGCAGGATATCCGGCGTGGCGATGTCGGATATCAGTATTTTTACTCGGAGTCTTTACAACGGGCTTGGTCTGTGGTAGAACAGAAAGGGGAGTATGACACCCCTTGCATCCGGAAGCCTATTGGCTATGTTTTGGTTGGTCAAGTTAACTGGGATACCTGTGCTTACGTTGCCCGCTACGTGATGAAGAAGGCTTGTGGCCCCGAAGCCGATGTCTACCAGACGTTTAACATTCAACCCGAGTATGTCGACATGTCCCGCCGTCCTGGTATTGGCCGCCAGTGGTATGACGATCATCCCGAATGCATGGAGTATGATACTATCTCCATTTCCACCCCCGACGGCGGTCGTAAGATTCGCCCTCCCAAGTATTTCGATAAGTTGTTTGACTTGGAACAACCGGAGCTTATGGCTTCCATCAAAGAAAAGCGCAAGCACTTTGCTGAGGAAGGTAAGAAGGCCAAGCTGGCCCAGTCCACCATGACCTACGAAGAAATCCTTGAGACCCAGGAGCGCGTGCTCCATAACCGTATAAAAAATTTGAGAAGGGAGTTGTAATCATGGCTAAAAGAATGAAGCGTTCTCAAGACAGACAGGTATTCCGTCATACTGCTGTCAATTCCAAGCGTATCAACGTGAACCCTAAAATCTTTCGTGGAGGTATCAGGATGTGAATAAAGTTTGGCGTTCCCTCAACATGGAGCTCGATTTTTATTAGTTTCTGGCCTCGATTTTTACTAGTTTATTTTTACCAGTTTCTCGTCTCGATTTTTACTAGTTTATTTTTACCAGTTTCTTGCCTTGGAGCTTCAAATCCGTTTGATTGAAATTTCTGGTTTTTTGGAGGATGATAAAAATGATGCTTAACGTTTACGCCATTCGTGACCTGCGTTCCGGTTTCTTCGGTCTCAACACTGAGCAGAACGACTATATCGCCGCTCGCAATTTTGCTAACGCCATTATGGAATCCAAAGGCGTGCTTTTTACCCATGCTTCCGATTTTCAGCTTTTCCGTATTGGCGAGTTCGATTCTGACAAAGGCGTTCTCATTCCGGCCCAGCTCCACGAGCTCATTTCCGACGGCGCGGAGGTTCTTCGCTCTATGCAGCAGAAGGAGGATGTCTGATGTTCCAGACTTGGCACCGCGATCAGGAGCATTTTTGCTCTGAGCCCGGCTCCGGCGAAAAGATTCTCTATTCCCCCGAGTTCGACCGCTCCGGCGTTATGACCCTCAAGGAGAGTGGCAAGGAAGATTTCTATGCCTTCATTCAGTCCCACAAGGATTCTGTTGACCTCCATAAAATCATGGACAGGTTCAATGCCGGTGATACTGCCGCCCTGCAAAAGGTGCAAGGTATGTTTGGTGATTTCAGCCAGATGCCCCAGACCTATGCCGGGTTGCTCAATCACATGATAGAGGCCGAGCAGACTTTCATGAGCTTACCCCTTGAAACCCGTGAGAAGTTCGGCCAATCTTTCCACGCCTGGCTCGCTCAGGCAGGCTCTGAGAGCTGGTTAGAGGCTATGGGTATGGTTACACCCCCCACCACCGGAAAACCTGCTGGTGAGCCTCCTACGGCCTCCCAGGGCCATTCCAGTGAGGGAGGTGATGCATCTACCCCCGCGCACTTCTTTGG